ACTGAACCCGTTGATGTTGATGGTGGAAGAAAATATAAATTAGTTGTAACAGGTATTTCACCTGACCAAAGACAAAAACTACTAATTAAAAAAGCGTCATTAAAAGAAGGTGTAGAATTTGATTTAGATCTATATTTAATGCAAAAAAGAGCAGGCTTATGAAACACTCCCAACTAAAACAACTTATTAAAGAAGAAATACGTAACGCAATTAGTGAAGAAGATAGATACACTGATAAAGAAATGCTACAAAGAACTACAGCAGGAGAATTCCCAGAATATTTTACTATATTAGATATAATTGAAAGATATAAAGAATATGTAGTAGGACATTTACGTAGTGAAGGAGAATTAAAATGAAACACTCCCAACTAAAACAACTTATCAAAGAAGAAATACGTAGTACCTTAAACGAAGGTAAACATTTATCTAAGATGTTAGGTGTAGCAAATTTAAAATTTGGTGTTGATGGCAACTTATATTTTATCATAGGTAGTGATTCATATGGTGGAGACGCATACCTTAAAATTAGTAAAAAAGATTTACCTAAATTTTTCGAAATGGTAAAAGATGCAGAAGCTCAAATAAATAATAATATGCAAGATGAAACACTCTGAACTAAAACAACTTATTAAAGAGGAAATACGTAGCGTATTGAATGAAAATGGAACTTTTAGTAATCGTAAAGCTAATATAAAAAATGCGAGACAAGCCCAAATATATTCAAAAAGAGTTTTAAGAAGAATGGGAGCCTTGAATTCATACAACAAACGAACCAACCTAACCCCAGACTTATTAAAAAGATATGCATTAGTCTTAAAAGAAGAACTTGAAAAGTTAAAAGATTTACTTCTAATAGTTCATGTAGACCACCCCTCAGTGAAGGGAGCTTTAGAATATGTTTATGAAATACAACAAGAATCTAAAGACATGGACCCAATGGAAATTGCTAGTTTACTAGGTAGTGGAGAAGTAATAAAAGAATATATGAAAGAAGTTGTACAACCCCTTAAAAAAATATTCATAGTATGAAACACTCAGAATTAAAACAACTTATTAAAGAAGAAATACGTAGCATAAATGAATTATATAAATTCAATGCAGGACCAGGTGGATATGCACGAGAACAAACAAAACTAATCTCGGCATTAGTAAGATGGGTTGTGTATTCTATGGATAATGGGGATAGTAAAGAAGAAGTACTTGCTACACTAGAGAGGATTGGAGAAAAAGCTATAAATAAATACCTCACTGAACAGTAAAATAAAACTTGCCTATTGGTAAAAGTTTTTGTATAATTAGGTTATAAAAATAAGTTATGAAAGACAACACTTTGTTGGTTGAAAAATACCGTCCTACTGTTTTACAAGATTATGTAGGAAATGAACAAGTTAAAGATACAATTCAAAAATATCTTGACCAAAACGATATCCAAAACTTTATATTCTATGGACCTGCTGGAACAGGTAAAACAACACTAGCTAAACTCATAGTTAAAAATCTAGATTGTGATTACCTTTATATTAACGCAAGTGATGAAAATGGAATTGATACAATCAGAGAAAAAGTAAAGGGTTTTGCCTCTGCTGCTTCTTGGAATGGTATAAAAGTAGTTATCTTAGATGAAGCAGATTTTATCACTATAAACGGACAAGCAGCACTTAGAAATGTAATTGAAACATTTTCTCGTTCAACTCGCTTTATATTAACGTGTAATTTTATTGAGAGAATAATTGACCCAATACAATCACGTTGTCAAGTACTTAAAGTTATTCCACCATCAAAATCTGTTATTGCAAAACATTTAGCAGGAGTAATGGGGAAAGAAAGTATCTCACATGATATTAAAGAGGTAGCTACTATAGTAAATAAAAACTATCCTGATGTTAGAAAAATGTTGAATACAATTCAACTATCTAACAAAGATGGTAACCTAGAAATAGATGAATCAGTTTTAGCTTCAAATAATTACACTAAAGAAGTACTAAAAGAACTTACTCAAACAAAAAACTGGATTAAAATAAGACAAATTATAGCAGATAGTGGTGTAAAAGACTTTGAAGAACTATACCGTTTACTATTTGAACATATTTCAGTATATGCTAAAGATAAGGAAGGATCAGTAGCTATAATATTAAATGAACATCTTTTTCAAGCAAACTTCCGTATTGATAAAGAGATTAATATAGCTTCTTGTATAGCTAAAATCATTGAAGTAATAAAGTAAAAATATTTATAATAAAAGATGAAAAATAAACTACTTGAAGCAATTAAGCAGGTTCTAAAAAAACGCAAACTCAAAGTTAAAGAATGGGCTCATACTCGTGTCCAAGATGATGATGGATGGGATATTGTACATAAAACATCTAGTGCAATGGGAAGAACAAACCCACCATATGCTAAAGGAACATATGATTATTGGAAATGGATAAGCATGAATACAAGTTATGACCCTGATGAAAGAGATAGAGCTAATGAGAAAATGCGAGCAATTGATCCTTTAAGATACAAAAAAGAGTTATAATAATTTTACTTCCTTGTCAATTTTAATTACTTTTATAATATTTATTATCGAAATTGATAATGAAATAAAATATTATGGTAGTATATATGACAATTAATAAAATAAATGGAAAAAAATATATTGGAAAAGATGCTAAAAACAACCCTAAATATTTAGGGAGTGGAACATCCTTAATAATAGCTTTAAAAAAATATGGAAAACAAAATTTTAAAAAAATAATTTTAGAAAAGTGTTGTAATAAAAACCACCTCTGGGAGAGAGAAGAATATTGGTTAAATAAGTTTGACACTAAAAACAACCCAGAATTTTATAATAGAACTAATAAAGCTTTTGGAGCATGGGAAAATAGAAAATATCAACCTTTATCTGGGAAAATAAAACAAAAAATGTCTATGGCTCATAAAAATAAACCTTTAAGTAAAGAACATAAACAAGCTATAAGTAAAGCTACAAAGGGACATTCTAAAACCAAAGAATGGAAACAAAACCTTAGCCAATCAGCTACTAAATCATTTGGGAGGAAAGTACTTCAAAAGGATTTAAATGACAATTTAATTCGAGAATGGGATAGCGGAAAACAAGCATCCCAAGAATTAAATGTAAGTTATGTATCTATTAATAATTGCTGTAGATTTAATGCTAAAGGTTTTGAGCGTAAACGAGATAAAAATAAGGTAGGAAAATACACTTCTTTTTCTTATATTTGGGAATATAAAATAAATAAATAATAAAAATGCAAAATCAAGCACCCCCACAACAACCAAACATTGACCTAACAAATACTACAGCAGTAGAGGGATTCGATGGAGGTAAATTATTTGGACAAGCGGTAGTAATCCGTAAAGTATCCAAATTCGTAACAGGAACAGATGAAGATATGCTTATGCCTATTCCCGTATTTTATGACCTAGAATCAAAGAAAATTCTAAAAGATTCTATTCCACCTGAAATTAGAGAAGAGTATAAAGATATGACTATTGAAGACTAGTAGATACCCAAGACCAGGTAGAAAGCAGATAAAAAACATATGGGGGTGGTTAAATGAAATTACCCTCTATAAAACTCCTGCTAACTGTTTTACTGATGAATCATGGGATTGTTTTAACTCCTATATGATTCATCGGTTTGTATCTATGAATGTAGATTACGTTGAGTTGACTAATCACGTCCAAACCATTCCTTATGATAATAAAATTCAAACCTATAATATTTATAGAGAAATGATTCCAAAAAAGAAGGTATTTTTAAAATACATAAAAAGTAGAAAAAAATCACCCAACCCACAACTTGTAGAAGTCTTAAGTGAATATTTCCAATGTGGTAAATTTACAGCGGCTAGATATTTAGAAGTAATGAAGAAAAAAGAAACTTTAACAATACTTCATACTATGGGTGTTGATGAAAAAGAATCTAAAAAGTTATTAAAAAGTGGGTAAAAAACTAAAAATAGGAGATAAAGTATATTGTACATTTTTAGGTGAAAAATTTACAGGAAAAATAACAGAAATCAAATCTCCTAAAACCTATAACATTGAATTATTAGATAAAAGTCATTTAGG